CGAACGGCTTCTCTTTCCGGCCGCCCCCGCCGCAGTTGTAGCGGTCGGTTTTGAGGTTGTGCTTGATCGTGATGGACCCGGACCTGATCGACGCGACCGGGGTCGCCGCCGAACCGAGCGCCGTCGCAGTCGGAGCCGTCAGCGCCCCGGAGTAGACCGCCCCGTGGGCGAAGGTGAACACGCTCGGGCCGGTCGCATAAGACGGGGCCGTGTAGGCCGTCGCCGTCGTCATGTCCTTCGCGTTCCACGACGTCTTGACCTTGACGTTGTCCGCGTTCGGGCAGTCGATAGTCAGGCTCTCCACCATGCAGCCGGTGAACGTGTAGGCGTCGACCGTGCCATCTGCGCGCGGGATGCCCTTCTGGATCGTCGCTGAGGGCATGACATCCCCGAGGGTGAACACCTGCTGGTACAGACCCGCCGAGACGAGGGTCGACGTGCCGGACCCGAGCCCGAGTTGCCACAGCAGTCCAAGGCCCTTGGTCACGGCCTCGATCGTCAGGTCTCCTGAGCCCTCAGCAGACGCGACAACGCGGCGGCCGGAGCGGGCAACTCGGGACCCGACGCGCAGGCCCACCCCCTGCTTGACGTTCTTGACGAAGTTGAATGACTCGTCAAGAAACTCGAACCAGCGGGTCCGCGCGACTGCGGTGCCGTAGACGGACTCGACGCCGAGCCCAACCGAGCAGTCCTGGGGAGTGGTCACTTCACGGCCTCCTTGCGGGCGGTGCGAGGCTCATCGGCGACGGCCTCGAAGTTGGTGGTCTGCTCCAGCAGCGCGGCCCCGATCGCGGCGGTCACCGTGATCACCTCGCCGGGCTCCAGGCACCCCCGGCCCTCGCCCTCGATGTCGCCCTGACGGCGCAGCAACGGCACGTCCACCCGTCCGAGCGGGTTGATATTGCGGATCTTCACGACGCCTCCCATGGCATGGCGAATGAACCCCGTTGCGGCGCAAGGGGTTACGGGGGGGTGGTCAGGGGTAGATGCGAGCCTTGAAGGCCACGGAGAACTGCACGAGGACAGCAGCCCCGTACTCGGTCCGGTCCATGAGCCACTGGGTCGAGTCGCCGAACAGGACCGTCGTGAACTGCGGCAGATCCTGGAACGTCGCGCTCACGAGCCAGTGGCCGATCTGGTCGACAATGCCCTCAGCCTCAGAGAGCGCGGCGTCCATGTCGTCGTCTCCGCGCTCGACGAACGCGGCACACGAGACCTCGCCGCCCTCATCCCGGTTGCGGGTGCCCATCGTGGCTAGCGCCTGCTGTGAGCGCGCTGACGTTGGGGTCGACTGGAGGGTCGGGTCGTCATAGCCGACCCAGACGCGCGCTCCAGGGGTGCCGTCGAGATGGACCCCGAGCGTCACGTTCACGTCAGTGAAGAGCTGCGCGAACCCGTCGCGCAGTGCCCGCATGAACGTCGGGACAGCGGAGGCGCTCACGCGAACCCCGGCAAGGCGTACGGGTCGAGAAGTTCACGCACCCGGTTGGGGATCAGGTAGCCAGGCGCTGGCGAGTCATCGACGGGCCGAGTGGCTGTTCCGCGCTGGGGCCGCCACAGGTGGTTCACGAGTTCCAGGACCGCGGTGCGGATCGGGGCGGGCAGCTCGGCCCAACCCGCGGTGTAGACCAGCGTCCACGTCCCCAGCGCACACGACGAGTTGGTGACCACGCCGCCGACCCCGACCTTGAAACCGGACGTGACGGCGTTGCCGTCAAGATCGGTCGCGGACGTGACGGCAGTCGTCGTCGTCGGCAGGACGAACGCCGGGCCGCCGAACAGGATCGAGGACTGCGCCCCGGACGCGAGCGGACCGACCCGCTGGGCGACCAGCGACTCGGCCGTATCGATGAGCCCCTGCAACACGGCCTCATCAACATTGGTCGACGACGGGGACATGCGCAGGTAGGCCATCACCTCGTCCTGGAGGATGACGGACACGGGTCAGGCCTTGCGGCGACGGGTGGCGGTCTCGGCGGGCCGAGCAGTGGCCGTCTCGACCGGGGCTGACTCCGCAGCGGAGGCGAGTCCTGCGTTCAGCAGGTCGACGGCCTCCGCGTCGGGGAGGTCAACCTCTGCGCCAATCGCCGGCCACTCGTCGCCGTTCCGGGTCCCGCTGATGCGGGCACGCATAACAACGCGCATGGCGCGCCTCCTCCTTGGTGATGGAGGAGGCGGGCGGGTGGACAAGCCACCCGCCCGCCACTACTCAGGACGCGCCGCCCTGGAAGTACTTGACCGCGCCCGTCTGGTCGACGAGCAGCCCGTCTCCACGGACGAGGCACCGGAACGACACGAGGTCGTTGCCGAAGGCGTAGTCATCCGAGCGCTCGAACCGCACGCCGCCCGCGAGGCGGACGAAGTACCGCGAGATGTCGCCGAACAGCACCGACTTGGCCGACAGCGCCACGGCCGCCACGTTGGGGTCGGTGTAGACCGGCTTGCCCAGCAGGGTGTCCGGGGCTCCGAGCGTCAAACCCGGCTGCCACAGGTACTGGTTGGTCGTGTCCTTGAGCTTGCGCAGCGACGCCAGGGTGGCGTCCCGCATGAGCCACGCACACGACGGGGAGCGCCGGTACGGGGCGATGACCGAGTGGTACAGGTCGATGAGGTTGTCGGCGGTGAACGCGCCGGACACGGTCGTCCCGCCCGTGACGCCAAGCGTCGCGTTCGTGACGATGCCGGCCGGCTGCGAGGAACCCGTGCCGGTCACCAGGTGGGCACCGAACGCGTTGCCGACAGCCCAACCAGCCTGACGAGCGACGTATCCGAGCAGGTCCACGCCCGTGTCGTCGACCAGCTCGCGCGCGATCTGGATCAGGTCGCCGTACTTGTAGGCACCGAGCGAGCGCTTCCCGAACGTCGGGTCGTTCTCCGTGATGGGCCCGCCCTCAGCGACGATCGCAGCCGACCCGTGGGCGGTCGTGATCGGAACCTCGATGGCCTCCCCGCCCGAGGTCTCCAGGACGGTCGGGCCAGCAGACAGGATCGCGGACATGTCGATCATGTGCTCGACAAGCTGCCCATAGAACGACGTCGGGACGGTGTTGCCGCCAGCGGTCGCCGTGCCCTTGACCAGGTCACGGAATGTGGTGTCGGCGGCGACGGTGAGCGACCGACCGGACTCGCCCTTGAGGAACGCGCGAACCTGCTCGTTCTTCTCATCGCGAGGGATGCCGCGCGCGGCCGGAGTGTTCTCCAGTCGGGCGAACGTCTCGACCATCTCGGCGTCCCGCTTGAGGACGTCCTCCAGACCCTTGACGCGCTGGTCGACAGCGTCGATGTCGCCGTTGATCTTCTGCCAGGAGGCGGCCTCCTCGGCGTTCAGGTCGCGGCCCTCGGCCTCGGCCTTGTCGAGCAGCGCCTTGCCCTGCTCCCAGATGTTTGCCCGGCTCTCCTTGAGCCGCTGAATCAAAGCCTCGGACATGATGTCTCCGTTTCTCGCGAGGCGTGGGAAACCCCCGGGGGCGAGGTGCCTTCCGGGGGTCGGTGGACGTTTGCGAGGTGGGTTTCGCCCGGCCTCAGCGAGGGGTGCGCCGTTGAGCGAACGCGGCCTGGCGCTGCCGCAACGCGATCAGCGGGTGGGTTTCGCCCGGCCCGCTGTCGCGCTTGTCGTTGGGCTCCGCAGGGGGAGCGATGATCTCTGCGAGACGTTCCTCGCGGGCCGCGGCGAGCACGGTCGCCTCGTCGAGGTGACGCGCCTCGGCCAGGGTTCGCAGGCCAGAGGTCGTGTCCAGGTACGCCGGATTGACGACCGGCGCGACGTCAACGAGCTGGATCTCCAGCAGGGTCCGCAGCGGGAAGCCTTGCTCGGTGAACCCCCACTCGTCGGCGATGGTGCGGAACGCGAACGATGAGTGCTGCACGTCGCCCCGCTCGGCGAGGGCCGCCAGGTCGCGGGCGTACTGCGTGTCAGGAAGGTCAACCTCGTATTCCAAACCCGTGTCATCCACCGCGAGGCGGAGGGTCTGCGACAGGGTCCGCCCGAGTAGGTACTCGTCGAGGTGCTGGTAGCGTGCCAGGACGTCGCCACCGTCGCGCAGCGTCTTGACCACGGCGCCGGGAGCAACCCGTTCGACGAACCCACCGAGGTTCTGCGACAGGCGGTTGAACTTGAGGGCATATCCACCCATGCGGACCGTGCCGTCCTCCGCCTTGCGGAGTTGCACGGCGCCCGCGGTGTGGCGGGTCTCGATGGTCACGATGCCTCCCGGCTGGACGTGGTCGCCGGCTTCGCGGCGAGGGGGGTGTAGGACTGGCCCTGCCCGTCCGGCAAGGGCTCTTCGTCCTCCAATGCGCGCAACTCGTCAATGTTGCGAAGTCCGATGTTCCGGTCGATCTGGTAGATCTCGTGGCGGGTCTTGGTGTCGACGCGGATCAGCGCGTCGGCGTTGAACTTGACGTACTGCGGGCGCGGCATCATGAACGCCGAGATGGCTTCCTCAAGCCGCACCATCCACGGGCGGCAGGCGTAGGTGAGCAACTGAATCGCCTGCTGCTCAACGGTGTTGTACGTGAGCGACCCGCCAGTGGTGCCGCCGACCATCTCGGGCGGGACCGAGTAGATGGACGCAATCTGCGTCGCATTGGCCTTGATTGCCCCGAGGAACGCCTCGTCGGCGGCAGGGATGGTCAGGACATCAAGGTCCCAGTCGTTACCCGTCACGAACGGGTCGCCGTTGCGCAGCTTGGCCTTCATGCGTGCCGCGGCCGTGTCGGCCTGCTCGACCGTGAGTGCCATTTTGCTGTTGCGGATCTTGAGCCCGGGGACGGCGCGGTTCCTGGACCACTGACCGGAGGCAACCTGAGCCTCATACCCCGAGTCGAAGGTGCGGGCCAGCGCTCCCACCGGGGACACGCCCAGGGCACTGCCGGGCACCACCAGGGCAGGGATATGCAAGATGTCCGCGCGGGGCACGGGGCGGCCCTTGACGTACCACTGGCCCGCGTCGGAGTCGAGGTAGACGTCGGTCGGCTTGAGCCACGCCACGCCGCTCGGCCAACCTGTCGCCCCATACCCGGTCACCAGGCCGTAGGCGTTGCCGTGCAACAGCATGGACACAAGAGGCCGCTGTACCCACGCCGACGTGAACCCTTGACCTACTGGGGACGAGATCGCCACAGGGAGGGGAATCCGAGCCCGCGTGCCGTCCGGTCGCCGCGAGTAGGCGTGCAACGGCAGGGTGCAGATTGAGTCCGTGATGAGCTTGACGCACGCGTAGGTGGCGGCGATCTGTAGCGCCTTGTCCGTGGAGTAGGACGGCAGCGCATCATCACCAGTCGCCCACGTCAGCGCCGAAGCGCGCTCCTCGGTGCGCTTGAAGAACAGGCTCACCGGGTCAGCCGCCACGATGCGGCCAGGCACGCACACCCGGCGACCGCGAACGCGGCAGGCCACCACAGCAGCGCCGCGAACGCCACCAACAGCGCGACCCCCAGGAGGTCAAGGACAGTTGTCAACACCCTGACCTCCGTCAGTAGATCGAGTCGAGCGGGTCGTAGTTCGGGGCCTGCCCGAGCAGCCACAGCGCCCGCGCTACCGCAGCGACCGGGCCAACCTCCGGCGCGTCGCGCAGGACGAACGCCCGTTCCCCGCTTGTCGTTTGGGGCCGCCACCGGGCGGCCTTGATGCCGTCATTAAGCGCCGGCTGGTTGCCGTGGCGCGCCGACGAGTCGTTGATCGCGTCCTCCAGGAGGCCGCACGCCGCCGCGAACTCAGCCCCGTTGACCGGCTCGAACGGCACACCCTCGCGTTCTAAGCTCGTCGCCGAACGCCGACGTTGCGACCGTTCCGCCCCACTCGCTGGTGAGCCGCTTGCACTCAGCGACCGCGCTGTATGCAGCGACCGGGCGCCCGTCGTTGGCAAGCATGACGTGCGTGGCCCCATCGTCGCGCGTCCACGCCACGGCGATCCACACGTCACGGTCGCCTGTCAGGTCTAGGCCGAACACGACGTTACTTCCACGCTCGGCGTGCGGGTCTGCGAGGTTAAGCCAGCGGGCGTGCGAGAGAGCGCCGCCCACCGACTCCGGGTCATCCCACAGACTGAAGAACTCCCGCGCCCACTCCGCAGGAGGAAGCGACCGGCGCTGGTCCTCCAATGACTCCTCCGTGATGCGCCCCGACCAGAGGGCCGGGTTCGCCTGCCACCAGAGCTCGCGGTCGTCGTAGGCGCAACCCTCAGTCCCCACGGCGTGGGTACAGGGGCGATCGGTGCACGAGTGCATGATCGCCCCGTACTCGACGTAGGCCAGGCGAGCATCCTTGCCGCCGCGCCCACGGTTGCGGATCCGCCGCAGTTGCTCCGACGTGATCAGGCCCGCCGACGACGCGATCCGCACCTGAGCACCAGGGCGGGTGAGCATCGTCGGGTAGATCGCGCCGACGTGCTTCGCCTCCAGGTACAGCGCTTCATCGAGCGTGATCCGCTTGACGCCAGTGAGACCACGTGACGACTTCCCCGTCCGGGAGCGGAAGTCAATCCGCGCCCCGGTCTCCCTATGGCGGATCCCCATGTCCTGGTGACCCTCGTAGTAGTCAACGAGGTCGTCGTACTCACGGTTGCTGCCGAGCCACGCCCGGAAGTCGGCGAACGTCGACTTGGCCGTATCGACCAGATGAGCCGACCAGATGTGGCGCTGGATGCCGAACACGAACAGGTCAGTCAGGGCCGCGATGCCAAGCGTCGATGTCTTGATGTTCTGGCGTGGGCCGATGACCGCGACCTCGAACGACGCGGGGCGATCAGGTGTCCGCTCGGCGTAGATCGAGTCGAGAATCCACTGCTGCTCGGGGTCGGGCGGCAGACCGATGTCAGCCCCGACCTTCGCGGCCAAGTCACCGTGCGTCCTCCGGTGTGACGGTCGGTGCCGGTACAGCGGCTCGTACATCACGCCCCTTGAGCGCGACGCGCCGCCAACTCATCCCGGAGGGCGTTGGGTGCGGACGTTGCGCCGGCACCCCGGGTCGCCACGGAGAGCGAGGACTCCAGGCGAGCGACGAGCGCAGCCAGCGCTGAGCCCGTGTCTAGCCCGGGGAAGTCGATCCGGCGAGCCAGGGCGAGGCACGCCTGACCCATCGGTGTCTCAATGCGACCGGCCTCAGTCAGCGCCGCGCGGGTCGTGCGCTCGACCCCGCCACCGCGCTCAGGCTCGGGCTCGTCGAGCGGTGGCGTCGGGAGCGCGACGACCTCGCCGCCACCGCCACGCTGTGCGCGCTTGCGGCAACGATCGGAGCAGTACTTGGCGCGAGGGTTCCGGGCGTCGAACTCAGTGCCACAGACGCAGGTGACCTTCACGGGGACCACCTGCCTTGTCCGGGACATCGCTCACCGGTCGGGGAAAATTGTCGGT